ATTATTGATGCAAAAGATAAAGATGATGCGTGGAACATTGCTAATGGTATGAGTCAAGATGAAATAAAAGAAAAAGCAAAAGAAACTTGGGATGTTGATACATTTCCAATGATTGTTGATTTAGAGGAAACTAATGCCTAACGGAATAGTCCCAACAATAAAAATGTCTATGGAACTAACAAAAGTTTTAGCTGACATTGAAATGAATGGTTTGTATATTAACACAGATACCCTATCGGCAATAAAAGTTAAGTTTGAAAAAGAACTTATTGATTTAGAAAAATACTTAAATGAAAAAGTAAAGAACTTCATGGGTGACACTCCTATTAATTTGGATTCACCAGAGGACAGGTCTGTACTTTTTTATTCGATGAAACTAACCGACAAAAAAAGATGGGCGACAAGATTTAACATAGGGTATGAATTAAGAGGGAATACACGCAAACCTAAAAGGCGAACCAACTTTGAATCTATACAAGAATTTTACATAGAAATAAATTCTATGGCTAGACCCGTATTTAAAACACACGGAACTATATGCCATAACTGTCAAGGTACAGGAAAGTATATTTACATAAAAAAAGATGGAACACCGAGTAATGTAAAAAGAAAATGCAAAACTTGTGACACAAAAGGATTACTATTTACGAATACTGATGAAAGGGCGGGATTAAAACTTAAACCAAGAAATGTTATTGATTGTTCCGCAATGGGATTTAAAACTGACAGGGAAATACTAGAAAGTTATTTATCTACAACACAAGATGTTTCTCACGAATTTTTAAAAAAGTATGTACGCTATTCTGCTGTACGAACATACTTGCGTACTTTTGTTGAGGGAATACAAAATTCTATATTGGATGACAAAAAAATCCATCCTCAATTTATGCAATGTGTGACAAGTACTGGCAGGCTATCCTCCCGTAGCCCGAACTTCCAAAATATGCCTAGAGGCAATACATTTCCTGTTCGGGAATGTATTATTTCTAGGTGGAAGGGCGGAAAAATACTTGAGGGGGATTATGCTCAATTGGAGTTTAGAGTAGCAGGATTTTTAGCTAATGATGAGCAAATTTATGCGGATGCAAGGGGTAATGTTGATGTTCATTCTTATACCGCTAAGATATTAGGTGTATCACGTCAAAAAGCGAAATCTGATACCTTTAAACCACTTTATGGGGGTATTTTAGGTACACCTAAACAAATGCGGTACTACAGGGCATTTAAGAATAAATATCTAGGTGTAACAGCATGGCATAGAAAATTGCAAAATGATGCTTTTATGACAAATAAAGTGGTGCTACCTTCGGGAAGACAATATTTTTTTCCTAACGTAGAGAGATTACGTAGTGGAAGTGTGACAAATTCTACTGCTATAAAAAACTATCCTGTACAAGGATTTGCTACAGCCGATTTATTGCCTATAGCACTAATTAAATTAAAAAACCTGTTGACAGAACGTAATTTAAAGACTATTATATGCAACACAGTACATGATAGCATTGTTTTGGATGTGTATCCAGAAGAAGAAAAAGAAGCTATCAAAACTTTAAAGGAGGCTATGATGTGTTTATCCAGTGAATGTGAAAGACGCTATGGCTTTAAATATACTATGCCAATTGGAATTGAATTAAAACTCGGTGATGATTGGCTCAACATGAAGGAGGTTTATAAAACCAATGGTTGAAAATGGTACAGATACGAATGCTTTAACAGTTCCTACAAATCTTGATACTTTAAGTGATGCGGAATTAATGAAGTTAACGGGGCAAACGGATAATGGTGGACAAGGTTCAGTTTTATCACGTCTGTCTATTAATTATAGCACGGAAGATGATAATGATAACCCATTACCTAGAGGACATTTTGTGGTTCAAGTTGATGGGGATAAGGTATTTTCTAAAGAGGTGGTCTTCCGACCATTTTTTAGATTATATGCATACAGTTATTGGGATAATAGCGAACAAACATTTGCATCAAGTGTGCAAATGCCATCACTAGGCGACCAATTTGCTGATACATCTGGGACTTATAAATGTGGAAAATTATCTAGGGAAGATATACAAGGTATGGCTGATAACGACCCACAGCGAGTTATACAAAGTTCTATTAAGTGCAATCAAGTTATTTATGGAGTTGCAACAATGGCTGACGGCAAAAAAGCTACAGGCGAAGATGTTGACATTAAAGAAATTCCTTGTGTATTATATGCTAAGGGTGTTAATTACATCCCGTTTAGCACAATTTTGGCTAGTTTAGCAAAACAGAAAAAGCCGATGATACGCACTAATCTTAGATTATCTACAAAAAAACAGAAAGCCGGTGGAAACACTTTCTTTGCTGTTAATATAAAGATACAAGATTCAATAGATACTCTATCAGACGCAGATAAAGAGTTACTAAAGGAATTTGCTTTATCAGTTAAATCCATAAACGAGAGTGTCATGGGAAAACATAGAGAAGCTACGAAACAAAAAACAAAAGATGGCGACCACTCCCTAGCTATCGAGTTAGACGGATAGTAGTAATGCTCTATACTCTAATAGAGAATTTTCTTTATGATGCAGTAGGGGGGAAGGTAACACTTTCCCCCGAAATTATAAATGAGTTTAAAGAATCGTGCGGTAAAGCACTAGAAAAACAATTTAATAGAAAATCCGAATGGAAAATACGGATGTCGGGATTAGGAAAACCTTTATGTCAACAACAATTAGAAAAAAAAGGAATTAAAGGTGAAATTGAGTATAATACAATTATAAAATTTTTAATGGGGGATTTAATTGAGTCTGTTGCTGTTGCTGTAATGCGAGGGGCAGGTGTAAATATAGAAAAATTACAAGAACCTGTGAAATTAAAAGTGGGTAGCACAGAATTAAATGGTACATACGATATAAAAATTGATGGAAAAGTTTGGGATATAAAATCAGCTAGTCCTTCTAGTTTTATTAGTAAATTTGGTCAGTATGGTAGTTACAATAAAATAAAAAGTGATGACCCCTTTGGATATGTTATGCAAGGGCATTTATATGGTGAGGCAGAAAATGTTCCTTTTGGTGGTTGGATAGCAATAAATAAAGCTACAGGCGAATGGGCTGTGTGTGAAGCACCAGAAAATCAAAGTAAAGATAGAGAAGAAATACTACAGAAAGCTGACAAAAATATCAAGTGTTTAAAAGCTAACAGAAAATTTAAAAAATTATTTAAGGTAGTTAAAGAAACATATGTGCCAAAATCTGGAAAACAAAAAGGTATAAGAATAGAAACAGGAAATACTATACTACATGGTATTTGTGGCTACTGTCAGTTTAGACATTTTTGTTGGCCAAAAGCCCAGTTACATGAAAAAGTGACATCAAAAGCAAAGACTAGACCGCTTACTTGGTATAATAATTTAAAAAATGTAGAGGTTAAAAATTTATGAACGTATTATGGCTAACACCCCCTTTTAAAAAAGAAGATATACTATCGAATAAGGATGCTGTCTGGGTATATACAGAAAATGCCCTTAAAAAGGGCGGGGGAGAAATGATGGAATGGGTGCGAGGTAATGATAACTGTCACTCTTTAATTACAAGGGAAACAATTGGTGAGGATGGTTACTTTAGGGAAGATAATATAATTAAAACGACAAGAATTATAAAAGATAATTTTCATGGTTTACAATTGAAAATAAGACAAGGAAAACTTGCTATTATGCCTTCTGTTGATATAGACAAAGCAATAATAGAGTTAGAAAAAAATGCACCGACATTGGCAGTTGTTTTTACAAAATGTGTGGAAACAGTTAATAGATATAAGATGACAACCCTTGTATGAAAAGAAAGGGCTTTCGTTCAGAATTTGAAAGAGGGTTTGCCCATTGGTTGATAAAGAATGGAATTAAATATGAATATGAATTATCTTATATTGAATATCAACCTAAAATTAAAAGGTATACCCCCGATTTTTATTTACCCAAACAAGATATATATATAGAAACAAAAGGATTTTTTGATTTAGCAGATAGACAAAAACATTTACTTGTTAGGGAGCAAAATCCAGAGTTTGATATACGGTTTTTATTTGTAAATGCAAAAAATAAACTCAATAAATCAAGTAAAACAACTTACGGAAAATGGTGTGATAAGAATAGTATACTGTGGGCAGAACAAAGGATACCTAAAATATGGTTGAAATAAATAGACTTATAGACGAGACAGAAAAACTATCCCTACTACCCGATAGATTTTATCTTGTATTAAGACCAATGGAAGAAGGAATAGGATTTGACATGATGGCGTACGACACAACTGACCCTAAAAATCCTGTACACGCAGCTTATTTTGTGTTAAAAGGGATAATGGAAATGATGAATACAGATTTAGATAGACTTGTTTCGATGGGTCAAATGGCTGTTATGGA